CTTGGTGCAGATGCAGAATAACAGGAGGTGGCAAGCCGCTCAATTAGTTCTGAGTGATACCCACCGGCAGATGATGAATGAGAAGGTCCGCGAGCACCTCGGCTATTAGAAAATACCAAAGCCCGGCGTCGGATTGGCCCAACGACCATAACTGAGCAACTCTAAACCTTGGTCGACTTTCGCCTCGGCCCAATCCATTCCACGATCTACTTTCTCCACATACCAAGAGGCAGCCGCTTCGACGGGATCCTTAATCACTTCTTCATAAATTGTCTTCTTAGTAAACTCCCACTTTTCTCCAGTGCCTTTACCAAAGACGCCGGCGATATCGGTAGGCGAGGTAATGAAGTCAATATAATTCTCAACACCTTCCATACCTCCGATAGCATATGATGCCACAGCACCACCCACAACAATACCTTCGACTATGTTAATACCGGGAATTGCTGCGAGCATCATCTCCCCTTTCCAAATCCAAGCCAATGCGGCTACAGCATAAAGAGTTTCATCAATGTCCTCAACCGTAAACTTCTCATCCTCATCCATGAAGACTTTTTGATGCCATATCCACCATACGGCGATGGAGCGATATCGTTGGGTCTTACTGCCCCACATATTCAAAACACCCGCTGTGCGATTTCGTAAGAACGTTTCAACCTCATCAAATAAGGGATCTCTTTCTCTTTACCAATCATAGCAGCGGTGACATAATCGCAAGGGGGAACATGGACCTTCGTACCTTGGTCGGCAGTTGGATCTACATAGCATACTCGAGTGATGTATATGCGTTTTGAATTGGATGCTGTGCCGGTGCCAAAGAATGATGTTGAATATTGGTTGGCAATTGTGCCAGTACCGGCTTTTATAAATTCTCTAGTCCTACCGTAGATAACTTGATTCATATTGAAGTCCGAGCGAGGGAACCCCGGAAGATCGCCATCGCCGGTCGAATAGATTGCCGCATTTACCAAGGTGGTATCGTCGATGGGTTCCGTTGTTACCAGATCAATGATAAAGAAGTCTGAATTTCCTCGTG